TCCATATGAGCTTTTGATAAGAAACCAAAGATACCCATTGAAGTAATAAACATTAGTACTACAACAGCTACTGTAAAATATGATTTAAGTAATGTATTTGTTTTATCCCAAAACTGATACAACCATGAAGCTGTAAGTAGTTTACCTACTTCAAGTACAGCACCCATAATAGCTATAGGAATCTTAGCTGCAGCAAATATAGCCATCAGACCAACTATACTATACCAGGCTGCTACTCCTGATATTGCTAGTCCTACTATAAGTGTTAGTATTCCAAAAAACATTTAGTCCCTAGTTAAAGATAATACTTTGTCAATTTGTTGTTCTATTTGATCTTTTCTTTTAGGCCAATAGATATATTCTTTATCAGATGTTTTTAACAAATTAACTAATAACGGCATAACAACTTTTTCAACTTCGTATAACTTATCTTTATATGTAGACTCTAATCTATCTTTAGCAGCTTCAACTTTATTAACTTTAAGTTGTGCATCTCTTAATTTTTGAGATGTAGTTCTTTCGATCTCACTTACTTTTAAATCTGCTTCACTTTGTTTCTTTCTGTAGTCGTCTTCACTAACTCCAGTAAAACCATAATCAAAATCCATATATTCTTCTGGTATGTTTCTTTTCATTGCCATTAGAAAAACTCCTCTAGTGTTGCTTGTTTTTCAGTCTTCCAACCTACACATTCAATAATACTTCGCATAGGTTCAAGATATCCTTTTTCAAATTGTTTTTCATAATCTATTTGATTCTTTACTTTAAACTCTTCTGGTAATGTAGTAATAAAAGCTATTACATTTTCTCTGACTCGGTTTGGTAATTTTAAATACACAAACTTAATCTTATCACCAGAAAATATTTTATCATACTTTTTATCTAATCCTAGTTGTACTAAAGTATGATTATACATCAATGCAGCTCTTACTTGTATAGGAGTTGACTTCCTATAAATTGTTGCACTGTCCTTATATTTATCGAGATTAGCAACTCCTCTAGGGAAGGCAGCATCTTCAGGTGCTAGCTTATAAAAACTCTTTCGTGCATCTTCAATAAATTGTTGTGTACTCATCTCTCCATGATCCATAATAACTTTTATGGTATCCTTAATCAAAGATCTTATTGAAGCTGGTGTAGAACTTCTTACAGCTTCTATACCCATTATCTTTAACTGTGGTTCTTTAAATGTAACACCTTCACTATCAAGAACATTTAACGTATAATGTTTCTTTCCTGTCCATATTCCTTTATCAGCAATAACTTCTCTTTTCATAACCATCTTCTGATCTTTACAGTTCATTTTTTCTCTTATGTCAAGATAAGTTTCCTCAAGCAAAGGTTCTAATTCTTTTGTGGCAAGATTATTTAAAAACTTTAGACCTTTCTCTCTTGTAACATTATCTCCAAATACTTTCTTAACTAGAGGTCCAAAGTTAATGTATAAACTATCTGTATCAATAGCTATAACGTAATCTACTTTATTAGTTTTAAGATGTTTATTAAGATAATCATTCATAGCTTTCTCAGCACTTCGTATTGTATACTGACCAGTGATAGTTATACCTTCAGCCATTCTCATATCATAATATCTAAAGTATTCATTACTTAAAGCACCATATAAACTATTCATTAGGATCTTAATTGCAAGTTCTTTGTTACCAAGTGTTGCAATCTTTCTTTCAAGAGCTTTAGACTTTCCACTCTTTTGTATTTCTTGTTTAGCTTGAAGCATTTCTTTTTTAGCTTGAACTCGTTCATCATAAAAACTTTGAATAAGTTCAGGAATAATTCCTTTTGTATTCTTTACAAAATATTGTCCTGTTGCACACATACTTAAAGTATCATCTACTTTAAACTCATCTCCTTCAATTAATCTATCTACAGTTACACCATTTATTTTTTTATCTACTATAGTTTCAGGTGACATATTATACTGCATAATGATATGCGGATATAGACTATTCAAATCAAAACTCATAACCCAATCATGCATTCCTATGATTGGATCCTTAACAAAAGCTCCTTCTATTTGTCTTTCTTTTTCTACTTTCTTTTTAGGTGGAACAACCAAATTTCTTCTTCTCATTTCATTGTAAAGAATACTATCCCACATCTGTACACTTCCAAAACAATCAGATAAGTTGGTTAAACTTTTATATGCAACTGTCATAGCTAGTTCAAGTAAACCAGTTTTTTCTTCTATACGATCAACTACTTGTACATCTCTAATATTATAATCAATAAACTTTTGATGGTTCTCTTTATACAAAGTCATAAGACTTCCATATTCACTATAGTCAAGTTTTCTTTCACCAAGAACTACATTTGCAATATGATCTAACTTATATGATTCTTGGTTACCATAAGTATATCCATACTTTCTAAACACATCAAGATAATCTAATTGTTGTATACCTGTAACATTATAGAAATGATGAGTACCACCTCCAATAACAATCTCACCTCTACTTACCAATCCCCAAGGTGATAAAGTTTTCATAGCTCGTTCACCAAGTTCTCTTTGAACTCGATTGACAATATAAGTCATATCAAACAATCTACTATTCCATCCTGTTATAATATCAGGATAGTTTATAACCCAATGTTTTAAAAACTTCTTTAATAAATCTTGTTCATTTAAACATTTAACATAATGTATGGTTTCTTTTTCACCAAGAGTAACTTCTGAATCTTTGAGACTCCAATTACCTAAAGCCCAAACATAATATACATTATCAAGATTATTCTTCATTGTGATTGCAGTTATAGGCATACGTGCAATCTTAGGATCAGGAAATCCTTTATCAGATTCTACTTCAATATCAATCGTGGATATATTTACTTTACTTTTATCCCAAGGACAATTATCTCTAAAGTGATCAGATATAAATTGATGGATATAGTTTGCATTACCAAATATATTCATATTGGCAAGTCCATCATACTTTCTGAAAAACTCCATAGAGTCTCTCATAGTACCAGGTTGAAATGGTTTTACATATCTTCCTTGAAGGTTCTTATACTTACTCGGATTCTCCGAAGGCATAAAAACAGTAGGTTGATATTTTACTCTTGCATGTTTACGAATACCGTTAACATATCCTCTAAATAATATCGCATTACCATATCGATCTACACTCGTATAAAAGGCATTCTTCATTAAGTGTATTATATACTAAGATTTAAGGTTAGGCAACGGTCCTGTTGGTTTAATTATTCCTGATCCAAGAGTTTGATTATATGCATTTTCAATGTCTCTTTTAGGTTTGTATGACATAACAATCTTATCAGTTGCAATCTTAACATCCTTTATTTCACCAAAAGGACTGTATGGAGAAAAACCTACCATAGGTTGTTTAGTTTTCTCATCCATTCTTACTTGAAGTACAGCAGCATTTTCTAGATTAGTGATTTCAACACCTTTCCAATTACCTGTATCAAATACAGCTACATCATCTACTTTACCAAAAACATCTTCACCGCTTAACATTCTAAGCGCTCTAACACCACTAGCCATTTACTTTCCTCATTCTTTCTACTAATCTCTTAGCTCTGTTTGTTACTTGACGATACCATCTACTGTCAACCATTTCATCTGCTGCTTTATTCCAATCCTTAGAATCAACACCAGCTTTCATTCCTTTAAATTTATACATTCTTGTAAGTCCCATGTTAAACATCATGTTAGCTACAATGTGTTGTACTTCTTCTGGAAGATCATCAAAATCTTTATATAAGGATTTACAATCTCCAAGTACTGTATCTAGATCCTTTTCTAAACACTCAAGTACTCTTTCTTCACTTACTTCTGTTTTATCTGGTTTACCATATTCTGGATCTGATTCTAGAATAAGATGTCCTACACCAAAAGTAGGATAACCTAAATGATCCTTATAGATGTGTTTCACCATTCCTTCATCAGCAATTATTTCTTTTTTTAATTGTGATCTGTTCATAATGTTCCTTATAGTGGGGCTCATAAGAGAGCCCCATGTTGTTATTTGTCTTCCAACAATAGTTGAGGTTTAGATGCACCTATCTTAATTGTTTTAGGTTTATCTTCCTCTGGAATAACATTCTCTAATTCAATATAAAGAATACCATTCACTATGTTAGCTCCTTTTACTTTTATTGTGT